GTCTCGTTTAGCGGCAAGACTAAGGTTGTTATTCTAGACGAAGCGGATTACCTGAATCCAAACTCTACTCAGCCAGCTCTTCGGGCTTTCATTGAAGAGTTTGCCAACAACTGCCGTTTCATCTTTACATGTAACTTCAAGAACCGCATCATTGCTCCTCTCCATAGTCGAACTGCGGTGATTGAATTCAAGTTGACTAAGGCTGACCGACCTAAGATGGCTGGTCGTTTCATGAAACGCCTTGGTGATATTCTTGAAGCCGAGGGTGTGCAGTATGATGACAAGGTTGTAGCCGAGGTCCTCAAGAAGCACTTCCCAGATTATCGCCGTGTTCTAAATGAACTCCAGCGATACAGCGTAAGTGGTACTATCGATGCTGGCATTCTAGCCAACGTCCAAGAAATCAACATGAAAGAACTTGTTGATGCCCTGCGTGGTAAGGACTTCAAGAAGGTCCGTCAGTGGGTTGTAGATAATATCGACAACGATCCGGGTATTGTCTTCCGTAAGATTTATGATACTATTCTGGATGATGTCAAGTATCCAGCCGCTCTTATCGTTCTGCTTGCCGACTATCAATACAAGTCTGCTTTTGCTGCTAACCAAGAAATCAATCTCGTAGCCTGTCTGGTTGAGATTATGGCTGGAGTGGAGTGGAAGTAATGAATGGTATTCTAGAGGGTCTAGGTGATCCGAAGGTAGAATACAAGCCAGAAGACTTTGTAGAGAAAAAAGCTAAGATTTCTCCCTTCGATTTCATCAACGATATTAACCACAAAAAGACCAATCTTATTGTAGATGAGTGGTCCGAGAAACAATACAATCCTTGGATTATCAATCGTGGTTTGAGTTTCAGTGCTGATACTGTTATTCCAGCCAACGAGATGAACTGCCGTCCACACCTAGACAAGTCGATGCAAAACTCTTTTCTTATAAATACTATTCGTTCAAGAAAGCGATTCGATAAATGGATCAAACTCGAAGACGATGCAGTAATTGAGATGATTAAAGAGTATTATGGCTATAGTAATGAAAAAGCTCGCCAAGCTCTTACAATTCTCTCGGAAGAACAAAAACAAAAAATAAAAGAGAAATTGTATAAAGGTGGTAGAAAATGAGCGAAGACTTTTTTGATATTGACTTTCCTGGCTATGCGCCACTCGAAGTCAATCTAAAGAATCCGGATGACTTTCTAAAGGTTCGTGAAACTCTTTCGCGTATCGGCGTTGCATCTCGTAAGGATAAGGTTCTTTACCAATCGTGTCACATTCTACACAAGCAAGGTCGTTATTTCATTGTTCACTTTAAGGAACTCTTTGCCCTAGATGGTAAGGATGCTGACTTTAGTGATAACGACCTACAGCGTAGAAATACGGTGGCACATTTGCTTTCCGATTGGGGTCTAATTACTATTCTGAATCCAGAAATTCATGAAGACAAAGCACCCCTCAATCAAATCAAAGTAATTGCTTACAAAGAAAAGAGCGAATGGGAACTTGTTCAAAAGTATAACATTGGCCGCAAAAAGTAATTGACTTTCTTCTAAAAATGTAGTATAAATAGAGTGTGTCATGCTTCGGATGACACACTTTTTTAATCTCGCTTAATAGGAGAAAACAAATGAAATTTGATACAACAAGTATTCCTCACATGGACCGTTATTTCGTTGGCGCAGACCGTGTTATGAAAAGACTAGCAGACATTGCTGACCATGCAAGCACCGTCGCCACAAAATTTCCTCCATACAATATCAAGAAAGTCGATGAAGACCGCTACGTAATCGAACTGGCGGTTGCCGGATTTGGTAAGTCGGAGCTTGATATTGAATTACAAGAAGGTAAATTGTCTATTCAAGGAAAGTGCGAGTCGCCTGATGCCTCAGAGTATCTTTACAAGGGAATCGCCGAGCGAGGATTCAAACGTGAATTCACCCTTGCAGATAATGTTGAAGTGAAAAGTTCTACGCTGGTAAATGGTATGCTGAAAATTTTTCTTGAAGCATTCGTTCCAGAAGAAAAGAAACCTAAGAAGGTAGAAATTCAAGATGAAGAATATCCTTCACAGGCTGCTGAATTTTTAGCAGAAGGAAAAACTAAGTAATGTTTAATCATAAGTTTATGGTGCCCATTTCACGGGCCGCCCATCTTACAGTGGCAAGTTTGCTAATGTTGGTGGGTTATGCGATTTTAACTATTTAAGGTGAATGCTATGTCCAATATTAAATGTATAAAGCTAATCAGCGGCGAGGAAATCATTGCTGACATTGATGAAAGTGTTGAGGGTCTCGTTGTTCTACAAAAGCCTTTATTGATTATGATGGTACCTAACCAGAACAATCAGTTTGGTATTGGACTAGCACCCTTTTGTCCGTATGCTCAGACCGGCGATATTCCTATCCGGGCTGGTGCAATAGTTTCCATTTTCGAACCAGACACTGGAATGAAGAACGAATATAACACTCGTTTCGGTAGTGGTATCGTCATTCCAGAAAGTAAGATTATCATATGAAGAACTTTATAGCAGCCCTATTTCTATTCGCTCTACCGACTGTAGCTAATGCGTCCCCCTGTGACCAGTTCTATCCTAATGGAAAAGAAATCAAGGTCCCCAATACGGTAGTTCTATGCAATTCTTTCTTTGCGACAGTTTACGATGACGTAAACAACGCAACGGTATTTTCTACTGAGATTGCTCAGGCCCGCACGGTAAAGGTTGCCCGCACAGATGATTTCCGAGGTGATAAGCGTATCGCTGATACTCCTGTTCCCTCTGATTATACCAATAGTGGATATGACCGTGGTCATATGGTACCCGCGGCGAATGCCGACGAGAAGCAAGAAATGTCTGACACATTTTTGATGACTAATATGACACCTCAATTACCATCTGTAAATCGTGTAGCCTGGAAGAATTTGGAGGAGAGGGTTCGTTCTGTTCCCTTCAAGTGGGTTGTTACTGGCGCCCACTACGGGTCGTCAATCAAGTGCAATGTAACAGTAAAGTGTATCGGTAAGGCCAAGGTACCAGTTCCTCTGTTTCTTTATAAGATTGCCTTTTTCGAAAGCGGAAATGTTGCTGTCTATATTGTTGACAACGTAACTCCTAAGTCGCAAGTTGAAACTATGAAGCTAGAAGAACTCGAAGCTAAGTTAGGATATAAATTGCGATAAACCTCTTGCCTTTTGTCATGTTTTATAGTATATTAGTATTTGAATTGAAAAGAGGGTTACATGAAATTTTACACAAGCGCACATCAATATGGCTCCAAGATTCTTGTTCGAGGTGTTCATAATGGTGTGCGCTTCAACCGTAGGGAAGACTTCTCTCCCGTTCTTTATGTAAAGAGCAAAGAAGAAAGTGTTCACAAGTCCCTTTATGGTGACAATCTCCAGCCGATTGAGTTTGAGAACAACAACGCAGCCAAAGAGTTTATTCAAACCTATGGTGAAGTAGATAACTTTCCCATCTACGGTCAGACAAACTTTGGCTATCAGTATATCACGCATAAGTTTCCCGGTGAAATCCAGTGGGACATAAATGCACTAAAGATTGAGACTATCGATATCGAAACGAAAACTGAATTTGGTTTTCCAGATATCAATAATCCCATTGAAGAGATTCTTCTCATCACAGTCAAGGACCTAATCTCTCGCCAGATTATTACCTATGGCTGTGGTGAGTTTGATGATATCAACTCGGAAGAAATTCGCAACCTTCGTGCCGCTGGTAATAAGTTCCTGTATGTCAAGTGTGATGATGAACGTGACTTACTAGAAACTTATGTTCGATTCCATTCTGACAATCATCCAGATATCATCACTGGTTGGAACGTTGAACTTTTCGATATTGCATATCTGATTGCCCGAATTGAGAGGATGTTCAATGATGAGAATGCCACCAAGAAGAAGTTTTCTCCTTGGGGTCTAGTGCAACGTAAGAACATGAACGTCATGGGGCGTGAAATGTTTACCTATGAAATGAAGGGTATCGCCGTTCTAGATTACCTGGACCTCTATAAGAAGTTCACGTATTCTAACCAAGAGTCCTATAAGCTAGACCATATTGCCTCGGTAGAACTTGGTAAGAACAAGCTGGAAAATCCTTATGAAAGTTTCCGTGAGTTTTATACCAAAGACTGGCAGAAGTTTGTTGAATACAACGTCCGAGACGTTGAAATTGTGGACGAACTTGAACGTAAGTTGAAGTTGATTGAACTTATTCTTACCATGGCATATGACGCCAAGTGTAATTACAATGATGTTTTCTCACAGGTTCGCACCTGGGATTGTCTCCTTTACAATCACCTGTATGATAAGAACATCCACATTCCACAGAAGAGAGACCAGCAAGGTCGCGGCATCGAAGGTGCCTACGTTCAAGAACCTAAGCCAGGTAAGTATGACTGGGTAGTTTCTTTCGATGCTACCTCTCTGTATCCGTCGATCATTATGCAGTATAACATGTCACCTGAAACCATGGTGAATGGTTATGTCAAAGACACTACCGTTCGTGGACTTCTTGATAAGACCTTTGACCTTGATGACCTCAAAGCCAATGATTATTGCATGACCTCTAATGGGTATTGCTATAATCGCACGAAGCAAGGCCTGTTTCCTGAAATCGTAGAGAAGTTCTTCGGTGACCGCCAACGTTATAAGAAGTTGATGATTGCCGCGCAGAAAGAATATGAAAAGACCAAAGATGAAAGACTAAAGAACGACATTTCGAAGTATAATAACTTCCAGATGGCAAGAAAGATTCAGTTGAACTCTCTCTTTGGTGCCATGGGTAATGAATACTTCCGCTATTATGATGCTCGCGTGGCTGAAGGCATCACAATGACTGGTCAGTATATCATTCAAGAAGTTGGTAAGGCACTTGACGTTTATCTCAACAAGGTCGTAGGAACAAATGGACACAACTACTCTTTCTACAGCGATACTGATTCTTGTTACATTTCCCTGGAGCCTCTTGTTAGTAAGTTTTATCCTGATATGGACCGCGATAAACTCATTGGCGTTCTCGATAAAATCTGCGAAGAGAAAATCACAGAGGCAATCAATAAGAGTTGTGATGGACTTGCGAACTACACGAACGCATTTCAAAAGAAGATTATCTTCAAACGTGAAGCAATCGCGGAACGTGGCATCTGGGTTGCAAAGAAAAGGTATGCGCTTAATGTCTATGACAACGAAGGGGTCCGCTACGATGAGCCGAAACTCAAGGTCATGGGTCTCGAAATCGTCCGCTCGTCTACGCCCGCGCCGGTTCGCACGAGCCTCAAAGAAGCCGTCAGACTCTGCCTGACTTCCGACGAAGCAACTCTACAGAAGTTCATTGAAGAAACCCGCGATGCCTTCTACAAGATGTCGCCAGAAGAGATTGCATTCCCACGGGGCGTAAATGGGCTGTCTAAGTATACATCTACGGCTGATATTTATGGCAAGGGAACACCGATGCATGTTCGAGGTGCCTTGATGTATAACCATATGATCAAGAAAGCCAACCTTGATAGGAAGTATGAATTGATTCAAGAAGGTGAAAAGATTAAGTTTCTTTACCTCAAAGAGCCAAATACAATGCATGAAAATTGTATCGCTTTTCTTGGAATCCTTCCAAAAGAGCTTGACATCCACAGGTATATAGACTATAAGATGATGTTCCAGAAAGCATTTCTTGACCCACTTAACATGATTGTCGGTGGCCTTGGTTGGTCTACTGAGAAAAAAGCAACATTAGAGGACTTATTCGCATGAACGCACTACTTGACAAACTAAGAAAGAATAGCACAATCAAAGAAACCAATGTGCTATCAGAAAGCAAACTGTTTAGCACTAAGGATTTAATCCAGACTTCTGTTCCCGCATTGAATGTGGCTCTGTCTGGTAAGTTAGACGGTGGACTGACACCAGGTCTGACCATCTTTGCTGGTCCATCAAAGCACTTCAAGACAGCGTTTGCTATGATGCTAGTGAAGAGTTTCTTGGACAAATATGATGATGGTATTGTTCTGTTCTATGACTCGGAGTTTGGTGCTCCTCAGTCATACTTCGAGAACTTCGGGATTGATACTGGAAAGGTTGTTCATACTCCCATTACCGATATCGAACAATTGAAGCACGATATCATGAAGCAAGTCAACGAAATTGAGCGCAAGGATCGTGTTATGATTGTCGTTGACTCTGTTGGTAACCTTGCTTCTAAGAAAGAAGTTGATGATGCTCTAGATGGTAAGTCGGTCGCAGATATGACCCGTGCCAAGCAGATGAAGTCCCTGTTCCGTATGATTACACCTCATCTTACCATCAAGGACATTCCTATGGTAGTTGTCAATCATACTTACATGGAAATCGGTATGTTCCCGAAAGCCATTGTCTCTGGTGGTACAGGCATCTACTACTCGGCTGATAACATCTTTATCATTGGTCGCCAGCAGGAGAAGCAGGGTACCGAGATTATCGGTTACAACTTCATCATCAACGTAGAGAAGTCTCGTTACGTCCGTGAGAAGTCCAAGATTCCTATTGAAGTTACCTTCGAAGGTGGTATCAGCAAATGGTCTGGCCTGCTAGACATTGCTCTTGAAAGCGGCCACGTAATCAAACCTTCTAACGGTTGGTACCAGCTGGCAACAGAAGAAAAGAAGTATCGCCTGAATGATACATACAACAAAGAATTCTGGATGCCAGTGTTGACTGACCCAACTTTTAGTGAGTGGGTTGAGAAGCGGTATCGTATGGCAGGTGGACAAATGATGGAGGGTGAAAATGTGGAAATTCCTGACGAAGATATTTCAGAAGAATACGAAAATCTGTGACCAATGTGGTTGCGGCATCAATCCTAAGAAAGATGCCGCAATCTGTCTTCATGGTTCAGAACATGGCCTAACTTTTGAGAAGTGGGTATGTGAAGAATGTTGTATGAAGATTGCTAATGATTATGAAGAAGATTTTGAACTAGAGGATATCGCAATTGCAGAAGAAGATTGAAACTATTATCCTAAGTAAGTTGATTTCGGATGAGGATTACCTGCGTAAGGTAATCCCATTCATCAAAGATGAATATTTCTCAGATAATGCCGAGAGGCTAATCTATCGGTACATCAATGAGTTTGTGACAAAATACAATTCACTTCCGACAATTGATGCCATCAACATTGCTCTACAGAATGACCGCAAGGTAAATGAGAAAGAGTATCAACATGTCACCGAAACTCTGACTGCACTTGATGATGACGTAGATGCCAATGAGAAGTGGCTTCTAGACCAGACTGAAAAGTTCTGTAAAGACCGAGCGGTGTATAATGCCATCATGCAATCTATTCAGATTATTGATGGTGAAGACAAGGTTCATTCGCAAGATGGTATTCCCTCCATTCTTCAAGATGCATTGTCGGTAGGGTTCGACAACAACGTAGGCCATGACTACATCGATAACGCCGAAGACCGTTTTGATTTCTATCACCGCGCAGAAACTAAGCTGCCGTTTGACCTTGAAATGTTCAACAAGATTACCAATGGTGGTCTGCCAAACAAGACATTGAACATTGCCCTTGCTGGTACTGGTGTTGGTAAGTCGCTGTTCATGTGTCATATGGCCGCTGGTGCCTTGGGACAGAACAAGAACGTTCTGTATATCACCATGGAAATGGCAGAAGAACGTATCGCAGAACGTATCGACGCCAACTTGATGAACGTCAACATCCAAGAACTCAAGGACCTGTCCAAGTCTATGTTCGACCAGCGTATTGCAAAGATACGTTCAAAGACAGAAGGTCGTTTGATTGTCAAAGAATATCCAACAGCCAGCGCCCATGTTGGCCACTTCAAGGCTCTGTTGAACGAACTCCAGTTGAAGCGAAACTTCAAGCCAGATGTTATCTTCATTGACTATCTGAATATCTGTGCCTCTAGTCGGTACAAAGCATCATCTGGTGCCAACTCATACACTGTCATCAAGGGCATCGCAGAAGAACTCCGTGGTCTGGCTGTAGAGTTTGATTTACCAATCGTTTCTGCCACTCAGACAACCCGTAGTGGTTATGCCAACTCCGACGTTGAACTGACAGATACTTCGGAATCATTCGGTCTACCAGCAACCGCTGACTTGATGTTTGCCCTAATCGCCACAGAAGAACTTGACAAGATGGGTCAGTTGATGGTCAAACAGTTGAAGAATCGCTACAACGACCCTGGAATGAACAAGCGGTTCATGGTTGGTATTGACCGTGGTAAGATGAAGTTATATGATTTGGAAGATGATGCTCAAGCTGGCATCATGGACTCAGGTCAAGACGATGTTCCTGTGTTTGAAAATACTACCATTGGTAAGCGAAGAGATTTTTCAAAGTTTGAATTTTGACTTGACAACTTGTTATAAATGTAGTATAAGAAACTATGCGCCGTTAGCTCATCTGGATAGAGCGCGAGACTTCTAATCTTGAGGCAGCAGGTTCGAGTCCTGCACGGCGCACCAAAATTTAGGAAATATTATGGATGTTGAATTAAAGTTAGTAGTGTCGTCTTTCGTTTGGGTAAATGTTGGCAGCCAAGATTTGCCTTTATGGAAAACTATGGGCGGCAAAGAATACATTGTCAAATATTTTCGTGGCGAACCAACCTTCGAAATGATTAATGAGGAACTGGACAAAGTTGCCCATATGTTTGAAGGTGGAGATGCATTTACAAGAGAAACCGTTGCTGGCTTCGAAGTTTATTTCGCAGATGCACCGACCAATTCTGAAACATTCCAAGTCAATCTAAATGGCGCTATCGATTTTCCGCCTATCGATCTTAGCGCAGTAGATGTCACCGAAGAATTGGATGCTATACTACCATAAAAATACCGCTTGACATTTCCTCAGAATATGCTACTATAATAGTAGACAGAAATGAGAGAATGTGATTCGAAAATATTATAAATATAGGGTAATTTATAGAGATGGAACCCTATGTTAACCCTGACACAATTCATCACAGAAGCGGTACATACCGGT